TACTTAGCCCCGTTACGTGCTAACTCCATAGGGCTAACAAAAGTAGTTTTATTATTTTCTTTATCACGTACGTATACTGGTGAACCGCTAGTAGGTAATATAGTAGCTACCTGACCTTCTGGTAGTTGTTCAAACTCTTTAGGTGTTAACCATGTTTCCGTAGTCTCTTCACCGTTTTTAACGGAGTAAAGCTTCATGTTAGTACGTTCATCATGACCCGCACGTATTTGACCCGCATATTTAGGATTACTTTGATAAGAAGCTAGTTGGTCTTGGTTTAAAAATACGTTCATGTTTCTACCGCTATCACTTAATACGGTAAAAGGTTTAAGTTCACTATTAGTAGCTACCCTAACTTTACCAGGAAAGGCTTTAGCCATTCTATTAAACTCAAACTCACTTAAAGGTAGAGTTTGTTTGTCACTAAACGTACCGCTAGTACCTACTAAATCATACATTTTAGGAGCTTTTAAATCAGCCATTTTTAAACTTTTATTAAAAGCCATTCTATCTTTTATATCAGTAAGCATTAAGCTACTAACTATATTGTTTATGTCGCCTTGTTTTTTCAGTTCTAGACCAGCAATAGTTTTTTCGTATTCTCTTTCTTCTTTTCTTGCTGTACTTTTACCAGTTATAAAAGCTTTACCTAGAGCTGCACCCCAGTCCTCACCTTTTTCACCAGAGTTAATAAGCGAAAGCCCTGCTGCTAAGTAGGGCATAACCTTGTCGGGTTGATTTATTAAAGTATCATAATCTAGTTCACCGACCATGTTCGCTGCAGCCTGTTTATAGATATCCATTTTTTCTTTATCGGCTAATCCTTCAAGCATACTAGCCCCTTCAAGGTAGGACATAAACGAATCTTGATTGCCCATTACCCCAGCTATACTACCAGAGGTTATTGCTTGGTCGGGGGTTAAGTCATCGTCTTCACCTGTATTAGCCCCTAAACTTAAATCTAAAAACTCTCTTATATCTGCCCCTTCACCTTCACCGCTGGTCATACCGTCTATTATGACTTGGGTAGTTGGGTCGTTTAGTTGATTACCAGTAATACCAGCCCCGTAACTATTTCTATAGTCATCAGGTTGCATAACTGATTCAGGCATCAAACTATTCTGCATCAATAAATTATTAAGAGTATTCCTATCAAGACCTAGTTGATTTGATATAGTTTCTATAGGTATGTTTTGGTCAAGCATAGTTTTAGCTTGAGCCATGACCCTTGATTTATCTATATTAGCCATTAAATCTTGTTCGTTTATCATGATGGTTTGAGTGCTCCGTATGCTGCTATAGCCGTACCTAACCCTTGCATTAATGAGTTATTACCGCCACTAGTAGAACCTTGTGCTAAAGTAGTACCACCTAAAGTAGGAGCTAGTCCTGCTGCGGTTTGACCTGCTTGTCCTATTATTTGTCCTGGTAAGTTATATTGACCTACAAAGTTTTGGTAAGCTAAGTCTAGTCCAGCTTGATTCTGACCACGTTGCATACCACCTATGTTCATCATATTATTGACGTCACCTTGACGTAAAGCTGATAACCCTTGACCTAACCCAGCCATCTGACCGCCTACGTTAGAACCGAACTGACCAGCTTGTAAACCTGTGCCAGCTAAGTTTTGACCCGTACCGCCATATATATTACTTAGTCCTGTGCCTAGGCTACCTAGTCCTCCAGCTGCAGTACCTATAGTACCCGCTAAGTTTTGTCCCATACCCGCTATTTGTGCACCCATAGCCCCTTGACGTTGACCTAAATTAGACATAGCGTTAGCTTGGTTAAGTTGTGCACCTTGCTGACCTAACCCTAAAGTACCCATAGCTTGACCACGTTGGATGCCTTGTGCTCCTTCGCTTAAACCCAACTGACCTAAAGCTTGACCTGCCTGAATATCTTGACCCGCTTGGCTTAAACCTAATTGACCTAGTTGACTGCCTATACCTGCTTGCTGACCTGCTAAGTTGCCTAATAACCCTGCTTGTTGTGCTTGTCTGGCTTGTTGTGCTTCAAATGCTGATTGTGCTCTGCCCGCTGAAGACTCATAACCTTGAGACCTTAAACCAGCAGCAGTTTTTAATTGGGCTTCTCTTAGTGCTTCTTCTCTTTCTTGTGCACCTAATCTAGCTCTACTACCGCCAAAAGCACCAGAGCCTATAGCTTGTGCTCTACCTGCTATATCTGCTTTAGCACCTTGCTCTTCTAAATCTTGCATTGCTCTACTTACTACTGCGTCTTCATACGGATTCATAAAACTAGAGATACCTCTAGGGTCAAAACCTTGAGTAGCACCGAAACCAGTTTGAGCTGCAGCTCCAATATTACCTAATGAACCGCTTATGGCTTCTTGTGCTCTACCTAAGTTAGCCCTACTACCTAAACGGTCACGTGCCTGACCTAAGTCTGGTCTAGAACCAGCTACTTCACTCATTGCTCCGCTTAAATCTACCCCAGCCCCACCAATCATTTGACCAGCTCTACCTAAAGTATCTTGACCACCACGTAACGCTCCTAAACCTTCAAACGTTGCATCTTGTGCTATACCTGGGACTTGCCTTAATAAACCTTGTGCTTCGCCTATACCTGCTGCACCTTCAGCAACACCTTGACGCATATAATCCATGCCTTCAGCAGCACTACTTCTAGCGTCACCATAACCTTGTCTAGCCATACCTGAAGCTTCATCAAAATAAGGTTGGTATGAGCCTACGTTTTCAGCTGACATACGCATAGCCATTTGTTCAGCTGGAGTAAAGTCAGCTATCCTTTGACCTTGATACGTATATGGGTTAGCACCCGCCACGCCTATACCTTGTAGCTTATTGACTAAGTCCTGATTAAGCATAGGCAATATGCCAGGAACATTCGCCCCTGGGACACCAGCCATAAACTGTCTATAATACTCTGGAGGTAAACTCTCGGTACGTCCTGTTGTTTGTTCTGCCATTTATGCCCTACCTAAACCCATACTTTGGGCTTTATTTTCGTTCATGTCCATCATAGCGTATAACTGAGCTATACCTTGATCATGGTCACCGTTTCCTATTCCTTTTACGGCTTGTTTAGTCATTACGAACTCGCCGTCTGCTAATAATGCGGGTACTGTATCTTCATCTCCTGAACCTTCAAGGTCTTCAATATCTCCGCCATGTTCTCTTAAATCTATTTGTGGTAATTCACCACCATCTTGTAGCCTAGCTATTTGACCGCCATCTTTTACGTTTACCCTAGCGAACTCAGGGAAAGCTAATTCATATTCATCTTGTTGTTTTAACAGTTCAGCTATAGTAGAGTTAACAGGGTCATAATCATAAGCTTGTGCTAAACTAGGCATACTACCCGCTATACCCGTACCTGAGCCCTGAGTACCGTAAACGTCACTTAATTGAGCAGGAGTTAAACCTTGAGTTAAATATCCGCTTTGGTCTATTGGTCCAGACATAGTAGCTTGTTCTTCTTCCATACCATCAAATGCTCCAACAGCGTTTAAACCCATGCCTACAGTTGCAGCTTGACCAAATTTACCCATTGAGTCCCAACTCTGAGCCATACGTCCATCTTTACCAAAAGCAGCACCAGCACGTTCACCTAATGTTCCTTCACCTGTAAATAGGTTACGAGTACTCGCTCCTAAATCTTGGAAATACCCCTGCATTCCAGAAGTTTGGTCGGCTGTCATTCCTGGACCGATATTCCCAGGAGAGAACATAAAATTTTCTCCCATAGGGTTAAGTGAACCTATGCCTTCACCACCTTTGACACCAGCACCTTGTGCCATACTAGCCCCAGCGTAAACTTTTAAACTACTTTTTAGTGAGTCACCTAAATCTCTACCCTCACCTAGAGAACCTATACCTTGACCTATTGCTGCTCCTGCTGGTCCACCGATAGCGAACCCTATAACGGTAGCGATGTCTCTTGTGTTCTTTTTAACGAACCTCTTTATGCTTTTGAATGCACTTTTTAAACCGCCCATTACACCGTTCCTATGTTCATGTATTTATTATATATACAACTTCTTGAACTGTATAGTCTATACAGAGTTCCCATACCTAGTTATTCACTCCTATTTGTATGGATGTAGCACCACCCGTTACTACGGTAACTCTACCGACACTAGCTGTAAGCTCGTAACCTAAGTCATTTAACCTTTGTCCAATGTCTAACCACTCATAACCAGTCCAAACCTGGAGTACACCTACGCTAGTATTCCAAATAAGACTACCAGCGTTAAACTTAAACTTATCTCTTTCTGTTTGGTTTATTTGCCTTGTATTATCAGGGTCAAACGTACCTAAATTTAATTCTAATACTCTTACTAGCCTGTTGTAAGTATCAGAGTTGACAGTATCTTCCATAGATACAGGAAGTCTGGTAGCTAGTAGTTTGCTCATCTTCTACCGTCGTTTCTTACGTCTAGTCTTGTAGCTCCTAATCTCCAACCTGTATCATCATTACCTGAATCAGTATTACCGTCAAAAGATTCAAGCCTTAATACTGCTTGTCTGGCTCGGCTACGTATGTGTACTTGCTGAGTTGTACTAGCTATACTACTGGTACTATTAGTAGTTAAGCTATCCCCAGGGAAGTTTCTAGTTTTTAAAACTATGTTTACTTTACCACTACTACTGTTATTTAAAAATTTGATGTCGGGTATAACTCTACTTATAAAAGCAAACTGCTCACCGTCACCTATATCAAAATCTGAACTTTCTATAAATACGTTAGTCATAGGCTGACCGTCATCGTTATAACCGAACTCATGTTCATATAAATAACCGTTACTTGTAGCTCTAGGGTAATTAACTGTACCTTCATCAATCCAAGCGGTTCTACTTAATTCACCATAAGTCCAAACGTTATCATTATAGTCATAAACTACGTATCTATCTATTTCTTCTGAACTAGAAGAAGGATAGAACCAACCTACTTCATCATGGTCGTTATTAGTGTACGCAATAATTTTATAAGCTTGTCCTGAATTAATATCATCAAAAACATAACTAAGTACGCTACAAGGTACTTTTTTTACACTACCGTTGTATACGTAAAAGTTATCATACCCCATCCAATAAACACCGCCAGGAGAAGTAACCGCCCCGTTAGGGGATATTAAACCAGTATTATTGTTAATAAGATTTAACCCAAAAGTAAATGGCGGTCCTATAAATGACATACTGTATAAAGCTGTGTCAGTCCATACTAATGTTTCTTGTCTAGCTTTTACTGATCCTACTATTAAACTACCTTCTGACAATCGTAAACTACCAGCGGTATTAGTTTCTAACGGTTCAAAGTCGGTTAAGTTTTCTTGGTCACTAAAAGATATAAGCATAGGGTCTAATACCCCTGTCCTTGATGTACCTGATATCGGGTCACTACCTAAAACTATAAGATGACGGTCGGTTTCTGATACTGTTACGCCTAAACATATTGTAGGTACAAGATTAGCCCCAGCTACATCCGTTAAAGCTACGGCTCTAGTTTCTACGCCACCACTAGTATCATGATAGTAAATAGCCCCGTTACGTACCGCCATAACTAAATCTTCACCAAAGTGGTCGTGTGACCATAAACGTAATTGGTTAGTATTAGATAAAGCAGTGACTGAACCCCAAGTACCAGCATTCCACGCACCAGCACCCCAACCCGTTGATTGTACATATACGTCTAAACCTACGTTTATTTGATAAACTCCATCAACATGATTACCACCGTTACCGCTATCACTAGAGTTAGCCGTTACTATAGCTCCGTTAGTATCTTTAGCCGTTATAGTGTAAGAATTAGTATTAACTACCGTAACTACCTGATATTCTTGGTTTAAAACCGTTGCTGTAATTAACCCACCTAAACTTACCGCACCACTAAACGTAACAAAATCATTTATCACCGCTCCGTGACTTGAATCAGTTACGGTAATAGTAGAGCTACCGTTAGTAGCAGAAAAATTAACACCATTATTTGTTGTTTTTCGTATTGGGGTGACATCGTTAAAAGTATCTCCTTCGTTTATGTAATATTTTAAATGAGTTCCTAAACCTAAAAATTTACTACCGTTTAAAGCAACCCAAGGATGTAAAGCACGACAAGTACCTAAAAAACTATTGGTAGTATCTTTACGCCAACCACCTACTTTTTCTGGTCTGCCAGCATTAAACCTTACTAAGTTAGAATCAAACCAACCGCCTTCATTATCGTAAGCTGTACCTTCTCGTACTATTCCTGGTTTAAAAACAAACTTATTTAACGGCATACTATACCTCGTGCCACTCTTTATTTTGGAACAATAAAGCTTCTGCTTCTCTACGCCTAATTAAACCTTGTAAAACCTTACCGCCTGCTTTATTCCAACGTTTTATCTGAGCTGGAACATCGTCATATTCTTTATTGTTTAAAACTTTTAACATAGTAGAAGCTTTTAAATTAGCTGGACCTAAATTAAACACCCAAGATACTAAAGCGTCAAATTGGTTTTGCTTTAAATCAACAGTTACAGCATCTTTTATATAGCCTTCATATTCTTCCATTTCATGCAGAAGTAAATCGTCGGCTTGTTCTTGAGTAATAGTATCGCCTTCTTTAACGCCTTTAGTTGAGCCATAGCCTATTGTCCAAACACCCGCAGCACACTTATAAGCTTCTAACTCACAACCTTCAAATTTTTTTATTAGACCTAACCCTTCTTGTGAAATATTCATATCTTTAATCCCCTTTTTCGGTTGTAACTTTTCTATAATACACAACAACTTCTTTAAGTTCATTTATATACCTCTTTAATTCCTGCATGTTGTACGCCATTAATTCATAATCAGCAACAGACATAGCTACAAAAACTACTTGACCTTGATCTTTTTGTATTGTGGATAGAAACTCTTCAAGGTTTTTATCACTAACAACATACCAATATGGTTCTTTTAAATCTATTTCTCTAGGTAGTATAGGCTGAACTATAGTCCTTTGTATAGGTTTAGATACAACTTCTACTGATTGTTTACTTGGTATCAGACTGCAACTGCAAGCCATCATCAAGACTGTCAATGTTACGGCTGTCTTCTTCAATACTATCGAATACATCTTTAGTTCCTTTATTTATTCTCGGTTCTATTAGTCCAGGTTTAGCTGAAGCTAATTTAGTTAAGTCATGTCGTTTAAATATATCAATATAACGATTCATTTCTTTTTGAATTTCTTGACTTCTTAATTGTATTTGTTGCAGACCTTCTGTCTGTAGGGTAAAATCATTTTGTAATGATTCTATTGCTAGTTTTTGCTCCTTATCTCTTAATTCAAAAGCTTGGTTGAGTGCGGATAGTTTTGAGTTTTCACTCCACAATAAATAAGTACTAAGTCCTAGTACAACAATTATTCCTATAAACACTTTACTCATATGTATATATTTCCAATGATTTCTTTTTACCTTTTACTTTTATCGGTTTTAACAATTTTAACTTAAATTTAGAATTTTGTTTAGTATTTAGACCTATAATTAAATCTTTACCAACTTCCTTAGTAGAACTTTCAAGCCTTGCTGCTGTGTTAACTGCGTCTCCTATAGCTGTGTAATCAAACCTAGAATCACTACCCATGTTACCTATAACGGCTTCTCCTGAGTTTATCCCTATTCCTATAGCTACGCTTGGTAAACCTTCAGAGGTTAATTCTTTATTTAATTGTATCATGTTGTTTTGTATTTCAAGAGCACACTGTATTGCCTTAGTCTCATGGTCTTCAAGGTCTATGGGCGCATTAAAGATAGCCATCATTGCATCACCAATATATTTATCAACCATACCTTCGTATTTTTGTACAGCACTTTGTTGTGCTGTAAGTACCTTATTCATAATATATGTAACCTGTTCAGGTTCTACACTTTCACTTAAAGAAGTAAAACCTCTAACATCAGTGAATAAAAAAGTAGCGTATCTTTTTTCACCACCTAACTTCAATAACTCAGGATTTTTCTGTAGTTTTTTAACTTGTCTAGGGTCAAGATAGTGTTCAAATTGTTTTTTAATTTGCAGTCTAAGTTTAAATTGTTCTCTAAACCTAAGATAAAAAGCTATTGAGCCAGTTATAAACTCAGATATCAAAGCCCATGTTACATCAATTAACAGACCCATGTTTATAAGATAATAACTGATTCCGCCAGTAACAAACATAATTAAAGAAGCTAAAAATATTCCGCTAGTAATTCCTAAAAACTGTAATGAAAACCAAACAGCTAGTAAACCTACGGTAAATATCAATAACTCCAACGCTAGTGACCAATCAGGTACATAAGGACTATCTTGTATTAATATACTTTCTGCTAATGCTGCTTGTATTTTGTGTGGCTCTAATAAACCTACTGGGGTAGCAATTTGTGGCATGACTCCGTTAGCCGTTACACCAACAAAAACAAACTTACCGTTCACATTCATTTCTTGTAAATCAGTTTGTGGTGTGTTTACCCAACTTATCCATTTACGACCTAAACTATCAGTTTTAACAGGCGGTATACCGCGTATAGCTATTTCCTGAATACCGTTTTGGTTAGTTGTGATAATATAGGTTTTAACACCGAATAAAGCTTTATATATCTGAGTACCAAAAGAAGCTACCCACCCCTCAGGAGTTTTAAGTAATAAAGGTATTCTTCTAACTAACTGGTCTGTTTCTGTAGGAGCTATAGCCATACCTTGTAATATGTTTTCATAGGTTTGAAAATTTTCTTTTACACCTAATACTGGTATACCTCCTGTCTCTTCCCCTTTAATAACTGTGCCTGTGGTTTTAGGAAATTTGTTATTATCGGTTTCAAACATTGCTATAACACTAGGAGCGTAACCTAAAGACCTAGCGAAATCTTTATCTCCTAACAGTCTGTCAGGTTGTGGAAAACTTATTACCCACCCTACTCCTAATGCACCGTTAGCTATGAGTTCAAGTTGAATATCCGCTAATCTTTTTCTGGGTAGAGGATAACCACCTTCACGTTCTACGTCTTCTTCAGTTATATTCAAAATAACAAAATTACCGCTAGGTTTTTGTTCTTTAACTAAAGTGTCAAAAGTTTTAAATTTAAGTATTTCTGTTGGTATACTTTGGAAAATTAACGGTAACATAAGTACAACAAGTATCGGAACTATTAATTTTTTCATTATCCTCCTTGTGTAATAGTGATAGTACTATCACTTCCTCCGTTTACTTTTATTATATTACTTACTCCGTCTTGTATAAATATGACAGTATAAGCGTCACTACCGTTTAAATCTAACCTTACATTTTCATTTACTTCTCTTCGTAGACTTACTACATTACCCGTTATCAAAGTAGTTATTTGTGTGTCAGGGTCTTTACCTAAAAGTGTACCAGATATTTGTGTGCTTGTGGCTTGGGCTAAAGCGTCTTCATCTTCTGCTATAGCTAATGCGTCTAATACATTAAGTAAATCTTCAAGATAATTTACGTCTAAGAAATTAATGTCAAGTTCTGTAAATTCAAGCTCATCTTCACCTAAATAATCTACGTCTAAATAATCTACGTCGAGTTCATTAAAGTCTAGTATGCTTTCTTGTTTAGTAGATACTTCTTCAGCGTATGCTATTTTTTCTTTTTTAGGCGGAGTAACAATCAACATATTATCAATAGCGTCTAATGTCAAATCTAAAATAACTGGTTTAGAAGGAGCTGATTCAAACACGCTTACCGTTGTGGCTTGATAAGGTTTATTCAAAAGCACCGTACCCATAGCCGTAACTACTTCTATTTCACCGCTAGATAAACCTGAAGCGTCTGGTAAAAGTATTATAAGGCTACGACCTAATTCATCTACTGTAGCTGTAAAGTCTGTACCACGTATAGCTATGTTTGCTGTTGGAGTTTTTAAACTTATGTTTTGTTTATCTATACGGTTTAGGTTACCAGTTATAAACCTAGCCGTACCTAAACCGAAGGTAAGAGCCATTTTAGACTTGCTTGGGTCAGGATCATAGATGTACTCATCTATTAAAAGTTGTGAGTGTTCTGTTAGTTTTACTTTAGAGTTATCTAAAAAAGTAATAGCCATTCTGCCATTAGTAGTTATGGCTTCATCATTACTTTGTATAGCAAACTTTAAGTTTGCATCGTAGGGCTTGTCTCTTACTATTTGGGCTGAACCGTTTAGTTCAGAAATATCTCCAATATCAACAGCTTGTGCTTGTACCTTGGTCGTTTTGAACGACACAAACAGTAGAAGCAGCAGTGCCAGAGATTGACATAATTTTGAGCCAGTCATTATCTTGGGTACTCAGTTGTTGAATATTAAAGGTTCTTGAACCGCCTGTATGATCTAAATAAAAATACCCACCTGCTGAAGCGTTAGTACCCGTACCTGTATAAGTAACTGTGTTATCACTACCATCTATATCCATATAGTTTGTTGCACCATCAATATTAATGTTAGATGTTACTGTGTTATTAGAGCCTTGAATAATCCAGTCTAAATCAAGAGAAGCCGCTATCGCAGTTGTGCCTTGGTTTAACGTAAACGTATTACCACTACCCGTAACAGCTACGTTTTGATTAGAGCCGTCTGAACTGTAGGTATCTGTTGGGTCTACTTGAATAGTAAAAGAGTTTGTACCACCCGTAAAGTTATATAAACCTGTAAAGTTATCTGCAAATATATCACCAAGAAATTTATTAGTAGCACCAATCATATTGATGTCTAGTGTCATGGTGTTTCCATCTAAATCGAAAGCGTTTACGCTACCTGCTGTGGAGTTTAAACCACCTATAATATTAGATATACCTAATTGTTCCAGGTCTATATTAGCACCAGTACCTGACTGGTCTACGTAAATTTCGTTATCTGCGGAATATAACGGAAGAAAAACAACACATAACAACATGTATAGATAATTTTTCATTTATATAGTCTACTCCTTAGTTGCTGAATTGTAAAGCCAATACTTTTTATCATACCCTTGATTTATAATTTCTAACACACCACCTTCAATAGCTTTCATTAAAGCTATAGTAGAAGACTCGTTACGTGCGTTACCTAGTTCTATTTCTACTAGTTCGGTACCTGCTTCTATAAACCTAAAAGCGTCATTAGACTTACCATAACTAAATATAGTTTTTTGGCTTAATACTTCTAGTAATACTTCTCCTGTAGCTACAGAAACCATACGTAAACTAACGGTTATGTTATCTTCTCTATATTGTACGCTGTTTCCAATCCCTAAATATCTAGCACCGATACCTCCTGATTCTAAATTAGCTTCATAGGAAATTACAGCACCTTCTATTAAGATACCTGCAAATAATAAAGGAGCTAATTGTTTTTTCTTTTCTTCTTCACTGGCAAATTGTTCTCTAGCCGAACGTATAAGTTGTCTTTCTTTAGTTAAGTTATCCAGCCCTACCCTTTCCACCACCCTAAAGAACTTGCCATCTCCTGCGTGTTTTAAGGCTCGTATGAGTAATGCGTTTGGTTGTTGAGTTATAGCGGTGCTAAATAAAGCGAACTCGCTGTTGCTTTTACGCTGACCTGTTTGGTCTGTGAATGCTGTGGGATAAACAGCTACTACGGGGCTTACTTTAGGAACTTCTGCATCACGTAAAACTGTAGATTGCAGATCTTGTATTGTTACAACGTTGTGTGCTTCAAACCTTTGTTCATATGTATCTTCAAATTGATCAAAGATAGAACAACTAGAAAGTAAAAGTACCGATAGGAATTGTAATTTCTGTAACTGTGCCATCTGCTTCCGTTATCTTAAGGGTTAATGTTACGCCATCACTAGTATACTCTATTGTGTTTCCTTCGAGTGTGATTGTTCCTGAATTAGAAGGTGTTTCGCCAAATAGGTTGTTTACAAGCTGTCTTGAGAGTTCTGCATATACTCTACTTTCTAAATTCCGCATAAACCTAGCTAACGTGCTATTTTCTTTTTCTCTTTCTATCTCATCCTGCAAAGCTTTAATTTCTTCTTTTATAGTTAGTTTACGGCTAAACTCTTGGTTTTCTATTGTTAAGTAATGACTAGAAGTACCCATACCGTTAAAACTAGGAGACTTAAATTTATGAACTAATTGGTCTGTTTTAACATTTTGGGTAAAAATACCTAAAACAAGAATAATACCTATAACCACTACCCATTCAATTACTTTTTGTTTTTCGGCTTCCCTTTTTCTTAATTCTAAATCAGCTTTACTTGGTCTACCTACTTTTCTTTTAATCTTTTCTTTGGTCATCTCTATCCGCTTTTGCTAGTCTATCAGTATGCATCAATTGTGGTACTCCTAATATAGTTTTTAAAAGTGTGTCTTGTCTAATTATCTCATTGTCTACGGAACGTACTCTATCAATGAGAGCAACCAATATACCGTGTTGTGAATCTAATTTTTGACCTAACCTTTGTTCTATTTCAGATATTTGAGCTGATACTTTTTCGTCAAGTACATCTACTTTAGTTTCCATACCGTCAATAATTTTATTAATTAGTTTCCATATAAATAAACCTAACCCTATCGCTGCTGCTATTGGGAAGCCAACTTCGTTAATTAACTGAACTACAGAGTCCATGTTAATTAATAGTCACCCCATACTTTAGCTTTTTTACCACCATGGTACTCAACTGCGTGTCCTTCGTCTATAAGCATTTGACAAATATCTTTACCGTCTTCTGTGTAAGGAATACCAAGTATACGACCGTACTTACCCTTACCTAAAGATTTTACTTTTAACTTACCCACACAAAGTTCTTTTAATCTTTCTTTAGCAGCAAGTCCTAATTTCTTTTCTGCTAAATCTCTAGTCCTTGACTCAGGTGTATCTATACCACTGAGTCTGACTCTTTGTTTGTGTAGTTTAACATCAAAGCCTAAATCAAGACAACAATCAAATGTATCCCCGTCTACTATTCGTTCGAGAATAGCATTGTAAACAAATGCCTCTGGTGCTTTTTTAGCCATTACACAAACCTAGCTAAAAACACTACGCCAACTATAAAGGGGTAAACCGCCCAAATCATATTTTCTAATTTATCAAAACGTTTAGAACCATCTTCTAATCTTTTATCAATGCTTTTATATAAAGCTTTACACTCTTTTTCGTGTGATTCTATAGCGTTCAGTGCATCTTTAACAGTAGCCATTTTTAACCTATGTTTTGAGTTGTAATTTTAGCTTTTTTCTTTTTTACTCTTTTAGTAGTATAAGCTTCATTTACATTAGGTGTAGACTTATCGTCAGCAACATAATGACCTTTTTTATTTCTGGATCTTACTTTTACTTTTTCAGTACCAGTAACTTTGTCCCAAAATTTACTGAGAATACCCATATTACTTCTCCTTTGCTTTACCTATGTTTAAAGCTAATAGATCTACGAACTTATAGAGTTTTCCAATCCAAGCGTCATCTTTAGGTGTGGGTGTACTAGCAGCCACTATTGAAGCTACCGTAACTATT